GCTGGTTCTAGTTTTGGTGAGGCATCTGTTGTCCGTCTCGCTAATCCAAGTACCACTGATTATGTCATAACTGTTTCTGTAACTAATGCAGGTCCAACTATTGGAACTTTTACAATGTTGGCAAATACGACAGAATTGTTGGAAAAATATCCATCACATACTGTCCATGTGTCTTCTGGAACAGATGTACTAGGAACAAAAGTAGGATTTACTGGATAAAAAAATGAAACTCATCACAGAAGAAATTTCAAACGTAAAGATCATTACTGAAGGCAAAGGTCCCAATAAGAAGTTATACATTGAAGGTGTATTTCTTCAAGGTGAAATCAAGAATAGGAATGGGAGAATGTATCCCATTCAGACTCTTTGCAATGAAGTAAAGCGTTATAACGAAAACTTCATTCAAAAAGGTCGTGCTCTTGGTGAACTTGGACACCCCGATGGTCCTACAGTAAATCTGGATCGTGTTTCCCATAAAATTACTTCTCTCGTTCAAGAGGGAAATAATTTTAAAGGAAAGGCATGTATCTTAAATACTCCTATGGGTAAGATTGCATCTTCTCTTCTCGATGAAGGTGTAATGCTTGGTGTTTCTTCTCGTGGCGTTGGTTCACTCAGGATGACCAATGAAGGTCATAAAATTGTCGGTGAAGATTTCATGTTAGCAACTGCTGCTGATATCGTTGCCGATCCTTCTGCACCTGACGCTTTTGTTCAGGGAATTATGGAAGGAAAAGAGTGGGTTTGGGAAGGTGGAATCCTTCGTGAGCAACTTGCAGAAAGAACTCAGAAGACAATTAACACTCTTGTTGACCAAAGAAGACTTGAGGAGCATAAGTTAAATCTATTTAACGATTTCCTCTCAAATCTTTAATTTATAAATAAATATAGATTAATACAAACATATCTAATCAAATGTCCGTTGGTAACAATTTACAAGAAATGGAAAACGTAGTAACCAAAGGCGCAGCTCCTGCAGAACCTATGCAAACCATGGGTGTTCCAGTGGAGGATCTAGGCGGCCCTACCCCAGAAAATTATCGTCCAGATGACGATTCAGCTAAGTTAAAAGAACCATCTTTAGCACAAGTCAGAAACGTTGTTAACGCTAAGGCAGTTAAAGCTGAAGAGGTAGAGGTTGAGGAAGAGGACACAATTTCTGAAGAGGAAATTGTTGACGAATATCAAGAAGTTTCCGAAGATGCCACCGAAGAAACCGCCGAAGTTACTGAAGAAAGTGAAGAAGACGGAGAAGTGGTAGTAGAATATGATATCGAAGAAGATATCAACGCATTAATTGCTGGTGAGGAACTCTCTGAAGAATTCCAAGAAAAAGCAAGAACAATTTTTGAAACCGCCATTAATACTAAGGTTTTTGAAATCAAGGAAGAACTTGAGTCTGCTTACGAAACTGCTTTAGTAGAAGAAGTTGCAGAAATCAAGACATCTTTAACTGAGCGTCTCGACGCTTATTTAGAGTATGTTGCTGGTGAGTGGATTCAAGAGAATGCACTCCAAATTGAACACGGTCTTAAGACCGAAATGACCGAATCATTCCTCCAAGGAATGAGAGGACTTTTTGAAGATCATTATGTTTCAATCCCTGAAGATAGATATGATGTAATCGAGAGTATGGTAGAAAAACTTGATGAAATGGAAGATAAACTCAACGAGCAGATCGAAAGAAATATTGCTCTAAATCAAAGATTAGCTGAGTCGGTTGCTGATGTAATCTTTGCAGATGTCGCTGAGGGTCTTGCGATCTCTCAGAAGGACAAACTCGCTTCTCTTGCCGAAAATGTTGAGTTTGATGGTGAAGATACCTATCGTGAGAAACTAGTAACTTTAAGGGAATCATATTTCCCATCCAATGCTGGTACTCAAAGAGATGAATCCGAGACCATCTCAGAAGATACTGAATTTCAAGAAACACTCTCTGAGTCTGTTTCTCCAAGAATGGAAGCATATCTTCAGACTCTCGGAAGAGTCGCTAGAAAGTGATTTTTAAATTATAGTCAAACTAAAACTTTTTTAAAGAGGTAAAAAAATCAAATGCAAAACCAAGAGTATTTGCAGGAGAAGTGGGCCCCTATCCTTGACTATCAAGGACTCGATGCAATCAAAGATTCACATCGTAGATCGGTAACCGCCACCCTGCTAGAAAACCAAGAAAGAGAACTCCGCGAACAGCAAGAGTTCCTGTATGAAGCTCCAACCATGAACCTAGGTAGTGGTGGTGCTTTTGGAGGAACTGCATCCGGAGATAACGGAACTCCTACCGCTGGTTTCGATCCCGTTCTGATCTCC